ATCCTCTAAACCACAATCAGTAAACCCTTGCCATTTATTAGCATTTTCTCTATCATTTGATTGATAGAACAGTGGCTGATTTGTTGCATAAACTCTTTGAGAAAACTGAATTTGTGCAGTTCCCATATCCCAAGGTTGTTGTAATACATGCAAACAATGATTACCTATATCAGCCATATTTTGTTTATATGTAGGAGTAACATATAAGATTGCATGTGCTGCAAGTATTCCACCAATTCTTAAATAATTTTCATTATATCTTTTTGAAGCATAATATCTATTTCCAGTAGATACGCCGAGATATACACCATCACTATCATCTGGAATATCAATAATTGGATTAAAATTTTCTGCAAACTCAACATCATCTTCTAAAATTAGAAAAGGTGTGTTATATTGCGGTGATTCAAGTATATCAATATGAGATTGACCACAACCCATAAAATGGTAAATTGATTGTGGAGTTCCCTCTGGGGGAGGGATAATTAAACCAGATTTTCTATGAGTATTTTTAAACCCATATTTTTCAAATCTTGACTTCATAGTTTCTGCATTTTTTGTAGCAGAATCTAAATTTATCCAAATAACTGGTATTTCTCGTAAATCAATAATCATAAGACCTCACAGTAAATATAATACATCATATAAAGATGTCAAGTTATTTAGTTGACTTTTTCCTAAGGTACTTTATACTACAAACCAAATGAATCTAGAAGACCTCAAGAATAATATTACTAAAGATTCCCAAATAGACTCTACAGAATTAGGTGTAGAGGCTCTTAAGATACCTCAAGTTCACGCCAAGTATCTCAATATGCTTACAGACTTTAAATTACTTTTGACCAAGCACCAAAATGAATACGCAATTCAAAGATTGCGTAAATGGAAAATATTAACTGGTAAAGCGTCCAAAGAAGAATTGGAAGCGTGGGGAGAAGAACCATTTGATTTGGATCTACTCAAAACTGATGTAGAAAAGTTCATTGAGGGTGATCCTAAGATTGTTGAATTGAAGTCAAAGGTGGCTGTCAATGAGATTAAAGTCAAGATGGTTGAGGAGTTTCTAAAGGCCATCAACAATAGAAACTTCAACATCAAGTCTGCCATTGACTGGCAAAAAATGATGAACGGCATAGTATAAATATTATGTGGATATTGAAGTTGAATCTGTAGATGAAGTTCGTTACTACATCAAAGCAGAAAAAGGAATTAAACAAGAATTACGAGATTATTTCTCGTTCATGGTACCCGGTGCCCAGTATATGCCCATGTTCAAACGGCGCATATGGGATGGAAAGATTCGGTTATATGATATACTTACATCCACTCTTCCTCGCGGTCTAAAAACCTATCTTGATAAGTTTTCTCAAGATCGTAAATATTCATTAAATATTAAAGAGAATAGGAATCCTTTATGTATAAAGGAAACACAGCTTGCTCAATTCTACGATACCCTAGCGGTATCGGTAAAGAAGAAACCCGTCCAGATGCATGCGCATCAGCAGCAAGCAATTATGCATGCTTTGAACCATCACAGATGCGTATTGATTTCTCCTACTGGTTCGGGCAAAAGTTTGATAATTTACGTCTTGGTCCGCTTTCTACAATCCGTCTTATCGCCAAATCGAAAAATTTTGATTCTCGTACCAACAGTTGGTCTCGTGAATCAAATGGATTCTGACTTTTTTGATTACTCTTCTCAAGATTCATCTTGGTCTTGTAAAAAATATATTCACAAAATATCGGCTGGCATAGATAAAGATACCAATAAACAGATAGTAGTCTCTACATGGCAGTCAATATACAAACTACCAAGAGAGTGGTTTGACCAGTTTGATGCTATATTCTTTGACGAGTGTCATCAAGCCAAAGCAGAATCAATCAATATGATTGGCCAGAAGCTTGCTAAGGCTTGGTTTCGTATTGGTACTACAGGAACACTAGATCAAGCACAGGCACATAGACTAAGCATCGAAGGTATTCTTGGTCCCGCTATACAGTTCATTCAAACAAAAAACCTAATGAACAAGGGATTGCTTGCTACTATTGGAATCGACTGTATTCTGTTGCAATACACTGACGAAGAGAAGCAACTGCTCAAAAAACAAAAATATCCTGACGAATTAAAGTGGATTATAACTAATAATAAGAGGAACGAATTTGTCAAAGAACTTGCCCTCAAAACCAAAGGCAACACGCTCGTTCTCTTCAATTACGTCGAAGATCACGGGAAGCCTCTCGCCGCTCTCTTGGAGTCAGCAAAAAGCGGTAGACCAATATATTTCATCTCTGGAAAAACAGAAGCAGATACAAGAGAATATATTAGAAAAGTCGTTGATACGGAAAGAGATGCTATACTGGTTGCGAGTTATGGCACTACTAGCGCTGGTATCAACATTGTTAATATCGACAATATTATTTTTGCCTCGCCTACTAAATCTATAATTAGATTGTTACAGAGCATTGGTCGTGGTCTAAGAGTATCTGCCAAAAAGAAGACTCTCAAAGTTTTTGACATTGTAGATGATCTATGCTGGCTGAAACACAAGAACCATATCTTTCGTCACTTTGAAGAACGTATAAAAATATACAAAAAAGAAAAGTTTGATCATAAGATTTTTTCTATGTCTTTAAAGGACAGCATAAAAGATAAATAATAGTGAAGGGAGGACATATACATGTCCGAATCACTTCCCGAGAATTCTTTTGGCGGTGTATTGCGAGTTGTTAAGCTTACTTCAGGTGAAGAAATAATTGGTATGGTCAATGAGGCTTACACCGATAGAATTTCAATTAAACTTCCTGCTCGGCTTGAAGCATATGTTGTTCGTGATGAACAAGGCGAATTGGTAGAATACGTCAAACTAACAAATTATCTTTCCAATATTCGTGGTCATGAAATTTCTCTAACACGCAATGTCATAGTTTATATTGGAGCACCTACTCTGGAATTAGAGAAGATGTATGAGATCTATTTTATGACAATGCAGACAGATCCCAAAACTGTAGTTTCATCTCTCCCCGATGATATGAAGTTTGCACATGAATCTGGTCTTCAAATGTTAAATGATTTATTCACAAATGAAGATTTTGTAAATTTTGTCAATGATCTGATAGATAACTTTGAAGAAGCTGAAATTTTACTAGATGAGAGTGACGAAGAAGATATATTGTCAAACGAAGACCAAGAATCCCCTATAAACGAACCACCTCCAGAAGAGCCTGCACCCCAACCCAAGCGCAAGAAGCGCCGTAAAGTCAAGCCTGAGCAAAACAAATTACCATTTGACCCAAATCTGCCCCCAGAGAACCCTGAGAGCTGGTCTGACAACCCCACCGACTATCTTTAAGTAAGTATGGCGGGGGGATTAGGTGATATTGTATAATACGAATATTTAAATTTGCAATTGGCTTTTTGAACAATTGCATCACTATTGTCAGATTGAAAATTCAATCCACTCAAATATATTGGAACAATATTTGTAAAAGTTATTGTTATAGGGCTGTTGTTAGCAAGTCCAAACGGACCTGTATAAATGCTCAGGGTTCCTGTAATATGCCAGGTTTGATAATCAATATTATATTCAGTATCATTTTCAATATTTGTAATATTTCGAATCCATGAGTATATGGAATTCCAATTTGTCATATTTTCATCAACAATGAATTCCACTGCCAGAGGTTCAAATCCAGCAACCATACTTGGAACTGGAATTGTAGTACCCAAAGTAGTTGGTTGAACTAGATCTGGAACAGAAATGCCGGGAAGGTTTGCTCTCTGACACATAAGTTCCAGTTGGCTAGTACCTCTATTAAATTTAAGAGTAAAGTAATTATTGTAAAGTGGATTGGTATTACTTGAGCAGGTTGCCATAGAAATATTTATGGATAAAAGAAAACCCTCCCAATTTCTCGGGAGGGTTTTTGAACTTACGCTATCAACTAACTTCTAATCAAGTACCGTTACCGTGGAGGTTGGCAACTTGGGTTAGACGGTAGTATTGATTGATACCAGGGCTTAGGGTTTCACCATCTGGAGCTCTGTTGCTATTGAGAACGAATGGGTTAGCAACAACACCATAACGGGTCTTGAACGCAATACGTGGTTGGAAAGTATTGGGATCAACTGCACGAACCATTTGGAGAGGAACGTATGGGCAGTAGAAGATACCTGCGTCATATGGACTCTCACCCTTATAGCCAGCAACGAAGAAGTTGGCACCAAGTGGGGCATATGGATCGATGTAAACACGGATCTTACCACTTAGGATACCAGCAAAAGTTGCTTGAGTATCATCAACATTGAGTTGAGGAGCAATGGCTGGGCTGAGGCTCATGAAGCCAGACATGGCGAGGGCAGCTGCGGTATCGCTATCGCAGATGATGAAGTTTCCCTTACCACGGCGGGTTTCCTTGGCGATTGCATTGCACTCGCGCTCGATTTGGAAGCTGAGACCACGGAAGCGTTCAGCAGACCAACGACCATCTGAGTCAGCAACAAGATTATAAACACCCTTATTGCCGATATCTGGTTGTTGGCTACCAGCTCTAGCAACATAATAAATGGTGCGAACGATCTCGCGGTTGATTTCAGCAAGAATTTCTGTGCTGAGAAGATTGGCGAGTTCGGCTTCAGCATCGAGACCGTGGACGGCCTTGAGGTCTTGTGCCAATTCAACAGAGTAGTTGCTGCTTAGAGCGCGAGTACGAGCTTGAACAGCAACACGGTCGATTGAGAAAGACATTTGGTTAAAGGCAGTGTAAGGAGAAGTTCCAGCTGCACCTCCACCGATACCTTCACCAAAGTTTGTCAAGATACCACGTAGAGCATTGAAGGAATTTATGCCGTTAGTGGAGTAACCTGCGGAGGTATAGTTAATACCACCAGAGAATCCAGGAGCATAGTTCCATCCAGCGCTTAGACCGTAACCACCGGTAATACCAGCGAATGATAGACCAGCGAGGGTATATCCTGAACCACCGTATACTGGTTGTGGTTCTTGGAACATGGCTTCGGTGTAATTGTTATTGCCATAAGTGGTGCCGGGGAAACCAGCGCCATATTGCGAACGCATCGCAAAGATGAGGCCGGTTGGGGCAGTCATGGGTTGAACGCCGCAGATGTCGTATGCCATGAGATTTGGCATGGAACGACGAACGAGGCTGATTAGAACGGGGTCATAACCAGAGACGGCACCAGTGTTGTAACCAGTGGAGGTGGCGGGACCACCGAGGTTACCGGAGCTCATATCCTCAGCGAGGTATTGGCTACGAATGGCTTGCTCTTGGTTTTCAAGAAGGACGGCAGTGACCTTCTTACGGTAATCATCACCGATTGGAGATAGTGCTTCGTGATTGAGCACTGGATTCCATTTCTCGGTTAGAATGTCATATGGGGTATTGTCTTGAAATTGCATTTTAGTAAATTCTCCTGTGAGTTAAAATTATTTAGTAATTAGTAAAGTTATAGTTTCTTATTTAATCTACCCATTACATTCGCATAGTTTTCTACGAGTGTTGTTGGAGCAGAAACAGTCTTTGAGAAGGTCATATCCTCATCAACTGGCTTAGAGGGTGCAGAAACTCTATTACCCTGTAAATAGTTTTCCTTGATGGCTACCAACTTATTACGATACTCTTCGGGAGTGTTGAAGTTGATATTTTCCATCAAATTTTGTAGTTTGTTGACTTGAGTGTCAGCAAGATTCTTGGTTTCGGCAACAAAGATTCCAGCACACTCGGTGAGTGCGATCTCTTTCTTGAGATCGATGCTAAACTTCATGGACTCATTGAGAGATTCTTGAAGCTTTCTGTTTTGCTCATAGAGTTCATCAAGAACATTGTACTTCTCGTTTGGAACATCAATGTAGTGATTCTCAAAAAGATTCTTGAGACCACTGATGAAATTCTCAGCAATAGTGGTCTTGATACCTTGTTCGACGGCAACAGTATTCTCTGTCATCCACTCTTCAACAACGTACTCAAGATAGTCATCAACTTTTTCAACCAATGAATTGGTTACATTAGAGAGATAGTCTTTGGCATTCTCATCAAGTTCAACAAGAACCTTGGCAACTTCTGATTCAACTCTGTCAGAGACAGCAGCCTCAAAGATTGCTTCAAGTTGTTCTAGAGAAGACTTATTGACATTATCTTCACCAAGAAGAGAAATGATGGCATCACGGAATTGTGCCTTTAGTTCTTCGTTGGTCTCAACAGGCATTTCTTCTTCTTCGCCTTCTTCGCCTTCTTGAGCATCATTATCAATGGCAGTATCTTCTTCGCCATCTTTTGCAACAGTAGCACGCATACCTGGAGCAGCAACTCTCATGGTTGCGGGTACGCCAGGTTGACCAGCAGACGCTGCAATTGCAGAAACGCCAGTTGTGTCAACTGGAGGGGGAATCATGGATCCACGACCACTTGCGTCCATATCAGAACGACCAGTTGCGTCCATAACACCCATTACTTGGGCAGCAGCTTCAGATAAATTTAGTTTTTTGTTCTTTTTCATGTCAATTAATCCTTAAGGTTAAATTATTTAGTATATTTTAATTTTTAATATCCTCTGAAACCAGAGGGATGTCCCATTGAACTTGCCGCACCAGCGCTTTGGACTGCACCAAGTTCTCTTGTACGTCTCAAAACTTCCTTACCACCCAACATTTCAACACCAATTTTTAGACCCAATAGCGGATTATAAGGATCTATTGCTCCTAAATTTTTACTATATTGCATTACTTTTTGAGCAAGTGGATTGTTTTCATTTGCAATCTTAGTGGTTCCTGTCAAATTTTCTATTTGAGATAGTACATCACCTGCTACAGCTTCAAATCCAGAAAGAGCCATTTGTTGTTCTTGATTAGCCCCACCGCGTGCTGCATCTAATGCACCTTTCAAAGAAACATTACTGCTGCCGGCAGTGCCAGCAGTACTGCCGGGATTAGCTTTAATTTGTGAAGAGAAAAGACCTTTGGCTAAAAGCAGTTTTACGGCTGCAGGCATCATTTGGTCTGCAAAATCCAAAGCACTTTGAGCTTGACCTAATGAGGTTATATAATCTAAACCACCTTGGGTATTGTCTTGTTCTTCGCCCTTCTCATTTGTTGTACGTGAATTTGGAATTTTAGAATTACCCCACATTATGCCTCCACGCAAACCTTGATCTTTTATTTTTCCCTTTTCATCTTTTTCGGTTGAAAGAAAATCTCCAGGTTGAATATCATCTCCTCCACCCAATCCTTTTCCACCTGCACCACCACTAAAAGTAAAAGAAGGTCTTTTTCTAGTTTCTTTTTTACGACCTGGAGCTACGTAGGTAACACCAGTCATAGATTCTTCAGATAATTGAAGAACGTATTTAATATAGTCTTTGGAACCTTCGGTGATGCAGTCAAATGACATTACATACTCCTAAAATAATCGTTGAATAGTTTTACGATATTTTCGTTTAAATCTCTTTTGGAAGAACTTTTGATAATTCTTTTAGCATTGTTGAATTCTTTTTCAGACCAGCTGCCATTTTCAAGAATCCATTCTTTTCCTTCCATGATTCCATTAACAAAAGCATTTGGAGCTGATGGATCGGCTACGATATCAACCGCAGCAAGCATGAAATCTTCTTGAACTTCTTGATAACCATTCTTACTCTTTAAAGAACCCATACCACGA